TGACATATAAAAATTATACGCCATTTATTTTCACTTTATTTATTATTTATTTGTATATTTTTCTGAAGTTGTTTTTATCCATTACTTTTTCAGCAGCCTTTTTTAGCTCAGTTAAGTATCCTTGAACCTCTCCAGCTTTAGATGCTACATAATTCTTTTGCCAGTCGTCCATATCTACAAGCTTTTTTGCAGCCTTTTTATAATTTGCGGCCTCTCTTACATAGTTTTCGTATGCACTAACCATATTACCATATTTATTTGTAACTGTTTGGTATGAATCCCAACCTGAACTAACCATTCCTTTTTTAAGCATTCCCGTATTAAACTTAAATACTTTATCTACCAATGCTGTACCTTCATCTAACATTTTTTTCAATGCATCAGGTCCTTTGGCTAATATTTTGGCCTGTAAAAGCTTTTTATACCTCGCCATATTTTGGTCTTTCATTTTTGATGCGTCTTGAAGAGCAATTGCACCTCGTTTAGCATCAGCTCTATCTTGTTTAAGTTGTCTTGCTGATGGAAGTTGATTAAGGTCAAGCGTGATTACCTCGTCTGCAACCTCTGCAAACCTTTTATAGTTATTAAGGTTTTGTATGCCTGCTCCCATTGCATCTCTATCTGACCTACCTCTGTAACCGCCCTTTACACTTTTTTCACCTGAAACTTTGTCTTTTCTCTCCACGTTCCATCTATCAGTTACGATATGTAATTTTTCCTTTCCTCTCGTTACACCAATAAGTCCTGGGTTTACTGTTGTTTGCCAGTCGTTGTATCCAGCAAATGGATTTTCTTTTCGTTTATTTACAAAGAAAAAGTTTACTAGTTTAGGATTAGCACCTTTACCCCATGCAGATTCAGGAGCGTTTGCCCAATCTATATCGTAGCTATTTGCCATTCCTTGAAAAAACTTTTTATCACTGCCACTTAACTTCTTAAACATCATGGCAGCAGTCTTAGATTCAAACTTTTCGTTTAATGTTTGTTTCTTTTCTTTAAGTACATTAAGTATTGTTTCTTTTACTATTTTTCTAAATGCTGCCTTTTTCATTATCTTATCCCCTGATTTTTTTGCCACTTTGATATATTAAACCCTGAATTTTCTCCCATTGCTTTACCAACAGCCTTTCTTCTATTCATTAAGTAATCGTCTGTTTCGTCTTCATCTCCATCATTATCTATATCACCATCCTCTTTTCCTACTGGGTCAAGTTTTTCTGATAGTTCATAATATCTACCAAGCTTATTTCCTAAATCTTCATAAAGAGATTCAAGTCTTTGTTGAAGTCCTTCCATTTCAAGAGCAGTTTTTTCAAATAAGTCAGCAGTACTGTTTATTTCTTTAACATCTCTCTTAACGGTTACCCCATCAAACCAGTTTTCAGTCTCGTGTACTATATAATTACCTGCACCAGCAGCTAATTGTTTTATAGACTCAACCACTTCCTTTATACTATCTTCTCTGTATATTCCTTTTCCAAATTCATTAAACTTAGAAACAGCCTCTACAAAAGACCTTTTTTGTTCTGGAGTAAGTTTTGACTCAGAAACTAGTTTTTTTAATTTTATAGACATATTATTATCTCCTATTATCTTTGTAATACTAACACAAATGTTGTGGCATTATCTGATTCTGCAGCGGCTAATCCAATCTCATATACACTTCCCACAACTAAATCATCTAATTCTATTGTTCCACCTCTCGCTAACTTAACTCTACCTTTGATAGTTGAACCAGAAACTATAAATGCTGCCGCACCTAAGTCACTAGATCCAGAGCTAAAATCCTTAAAACCATTTGTCACAATATTTACACCGTTGTATCTACCAAATGGTCCAAACTTATTTAATTCATCAGTTACTAATCCTGCCATTATTTTCCTCCACAACAAGAATCATCAGCTATATTTGGTATTTCACATTTACCAGTCATTTCACAGAGAATATCTGAAATCAAGCCATTCATCTTACTATATTTATTGTTTGCCTTTACAGCATTATTTACACTTTCGTTTATACCTGTTGGAGACATAAATGCCCCATGAGTTGATGGGTTACTAACAAAGTCCCAACATATTAACTCAAAGTCATCCTTAACTTTAACAGCATTTTCTCCATCCTCATAAAGTTCTTCTACACTACCTAAACCTCTAGAACTTATACCTAATTTTACACCGGCCTTTAATAATTCTTTTAATATGTTTCCAGCTGGAGTACCCAATACTTCAACTGTACCCATAACATCGTTTCCTTTCCACCAAACATCTTTTACATTATGAGAAACATTTTGTAAATTTACAACTGAAGACTCAGGATGGTCTAATTCGCCAAGAGCTCTTCTTTCTGCTATATTTACTTTTTTATAGTTTTTAACTTCACGCATTAAAATTTCTCTTGGATATACCCTACCATTTTGATTTTTTGCATCTGCTCTTTGTAGACATCCAGTTACAATAACCCTACCCTGATTTTTTCTTTCAGACTCCATAATCATTTGAGGGGAAATATCAAAAGCAGTATAATCTATTAAAAGTTTTTTATTCATAGTATATTCCCTTAGTTCTTACTGGTAAAATTTGTATGGTTAGCGGTTTCACAAACCCTTGACTCAGCTATTTTATATAGCCTCATTTGTTCGTGCATAGGTAGGTCCCATCCTAAATGTTCCTTACCTTCAAACATATATTTTTTATTTTTAATATCGTTTCTAAATTGTTGCCAACTATAAACATGTCTTACAAATTTTCCCATTATTTTTCCCTATTTTATGAAGCTATTTCTCTTAGTTTCTGTGATACTTTTAATAATCGTTCAGCTATCTTTGTCATTCTTGGCTTGGTTGATTTCCAATAGTTATCAGAAGAAACACCATCCTCTTTTTTAAGTTTACTAGCTCTACCTATTATTCTCTCTATTTCAAAAAGACGCTTATTTATTTCTTTAATAGCACCATTTACTTTTTGCCTAGAATTTTTAGTATCATCTTTCTTAAAGGCTGGATAGTTTTGATTATATATTTCCTTTACCATTTTATATCCAGTACTAGTGGTAGCGTTTTTTTCTTTCTTCTTCTTTGATTCTTTATCGTCACCAGTAAATGCGTATGGTGTTTGGTATCCTGCAACATTTGCTGTAGTAGAAGCTTCGTCTAATTCTTCTTCACTAACTATTTCATCTATTATTTCTTTTAATTTTTTACTAATTGACATTTTTACACTCCTCAATTAGTTCGTATAGATTCATCATAGTTGTTATGTGCTTATCATTTGCTCTGTTAGATTTTTCTATTTTTCTTAATTGATTTGCAACTTCTTTTAATTTAATTGAAGTTATCTTATCATCAATTTTATTTGCAGCTTGCACTATTTTTTTTCTACCAACACTCGCTTCTTTGTTCATGTATTTAACAACGCTTTGGCCACTTGAATTTATGTATTCTCTTAATAATGATTTTTGTTTATCATTAAGAGACTTTCCATATTTTTCATTAAACTTTTCTAACAACAGTTTGTAGCTTAATATTCTCATATCCTTATCTTGTTTAGAATATTCTTTTGTGACTGTTTCCTGTATTGTTTTTGGCTTGCTTTTAGAAACATGTTCTATTATTGTTTCTTTACATACCATGATATGTTTAGGATTATTAACGCCCTTATTATTTATAGATTCAAATAAACTATATATAGAAGCATTTACCTTGTAATTTGATATTTTTGTTCTAAAAAAGGATTCCAAACTATAGTTTTTATTTATTTCCTTTATTAGATTATATTTTTTTCTCTTTAGATTTATATTTGAAAGTTTTTTTCTTTCTTTTAATACTAAAGTTAAGAACTTTTCAGCCCTTGGAATGTTTGCAAACTTTTCAGTTGATAGTGAGTTATATAGATTTAACTCTTTACCTAAAATTGTATTTTTTCCAAAATATTCTTTTACTATTTTTAACGCAGGAGAATTATTCGTCCCATTCAAAGTATCAGTAGTTATTTGTCTAACTAATAATTCAAATAGTACCCCAGTGTTTTTTAGCTTTGAGTGTTTTATACTTTTTGCCACCTATTAAATCTCCCTTGTGTACGATACCTTACATTCATATATAAATATATCAAAACAAACCTTATGTTATGTCGGTATCTAATAAATTAGACTCATCTAACATATTAGCCTTTTCGCTTAACATAGATTTTTTGTTTTTGAATAATTCCATTGACTGAGCAATTTCTCTTGTTACTGAACTACCACTTTTATACTTAGTCTTTATGGATCTGTCTTTATTTTTGGTATCTCTTTTTACTTTTTCTTTACCAAGAGGGTCTCTTCCTCTTGCTCCATTGTCTGTTCCATAATAGTTATTTTCTTCTGGTCTGCCTACATCTGCGTCAGACTTTCCATCTCTAGTTTTTCTAGTATCATGAGCAGACCTTAATTTTTCCCTATTCTTTTTCTTTAATTCTTCCTGAACTGTTGGTGCTTTTGCTGGGTCTTTACCTTCTTGCTCTATCATATCGTGTCTATACTTATTGATAGTATCTTCAACTACCTTTTCTCTTTCTACCTCAACCCTGTCCTTTACTATTCCATATATGTTTTCATATATCCAGTCCTCAGAAAGCATTTTATTATCTTTTATGTCTCTAGCCAAGTTTAATTTTGCCGCCCATAATTCAATTTTTTCTTGTTCATATATTGTAGAAGGATTTGTTAATTCTAGGCTGAAGTCAACTAAGTCTTCATTTGTATATCCTTGTGTATATAAATGTACAAGACCTATTTTTGTTAATTCACTTACTACAATTCTCTGTATTCTTTCAATTGTTCTTGCGAATCTAACATCTAAGGCAGCTAAAGTTGCTTTGCCATCAACTCCTTCTTCATATCCTAAAAACGCTTTAGGTACTCGCAATGAAGCAAGTAATCTATTTTTTAGATATTCTATATCTTCAGTACCAGTCCACTCCATTCCAGCAAGTGAGTCTATACTTGTTCCACTATTTCCACCTCTAGTTGGTAAATAAAAATCCTCCATCATGTTTTGTAAATTAAACTTTAGATTATAGTCTCCTGTGGTTTGGTCTATATAAGGAGTTTTCTTCATCTGATTTATTACCTTTTGCATGTATCCATCTACCTCAGACGGAGGAATGTTTCCTATATCAATATTAAATACTCTTTTTTCTGGTGCACGCATGATTCTGTGAATCATCATGGCATCTTCCATAAGAGTTAATTGTTTCCAAGTTTTTCTTCCTGATTCAATAATAGATTTACCATAAGGTAGCCAATTAGTATCATTTAACATTCTAAAATGAGCAACCTCATAATTTTCATAATATGTCTTTGCTGTAGAATTTACACTTGTCGCATTTGTTCCAGCAAAACTAGGGTCATGTAAAAATCTTACATATTCCGGTCTTTGTGGATCTACACCTTCCTCTCTTTGAACTTCGTATGCTGATATTGGAGAGGCATTTGTCACACCAATCTTCTCTATAATATCTAATTTAAGATAAAAATCTCCGTATTTGGACATATTTCTAATCCATGGCCATAGATTGAATTCTACGTTTAATATATCATAGTATAAATTTTGAAGTATTTCCTTTATTTCTTGTTTGCCACTATTTATTGTTAGTATATCTCCAAACTCATTTCTTAAAGTTGATTCGTCTGCATATATATCTAGTGCTGAAGATATTATTGAATCAGTATCCATTGCTTCATAGTCTGTAAATAACTCATTTCTCATCTGAGCAAATGCTTGAGTTGGATTGTATACTGAATTATTTAAGTTTGAGTGGTGTAATCTATTATATCTGTCAATCAAAGTATTAGACGCTAAATTACCAGCAGACTGTAGCCTAGCAGTATCAACTACCCTTAAGTCTTTGTCTCCAACTCTCCTTACAACTGCTCCAGTTGAAAATAATTTTTTTAATCTGCCAAAAAATGTTTTATCAGCCATAGTTTTCCCCTTTCATAACCTTTACAACAACCATGTTAAATCTTCTTCATCTTTACCGGTTGTGTTCATTTTCCAAGGATTAGTTCCCATGCCATTGGTATATATACCCTGATTGGATTTTCCAATCTTGTTTATGGCTAGTTTATCTAATTCTATTCCTTGTTGTTTTAATTTTAATGCTGTATCTCTAACCCACATAGCTATAGAGAAGGCCATAACTAAATCGTCATTATACCCTCTTTGAGCTTCTGCTTTACTACCATTCCAAATAAAAACTCTTAATTCTTCAAGTAATCTTCTTGATCGAATAATACAGTCTTTTTCTCTTAAATAAATATCAAGTTTAGAGATTAAAAGTGGCCTAGTTTTTGAAGATGTGGTAAAACCAGGAGTCATTTGTGATTTATCCTTTAAGTCATATCCTCTAGTTAATTGTGTTGTTGCATCAACCACTCCATCTTGTTTATATGTATAATATAGGTTTTTATATTCCCTATCTATTGCGCTTTGTATGGCACCAAATCCTACACTAGCGTTTTCTATTACTAATAAAGCGTCATTATATTCTGTTGCAACGTTTACTAGCATATTACCAAAATCTTTTGGTGATAATTGACCTCTATATTCTGCAACTTGTGTTACTGATTCTATATCAATAACATGGAACGTTGAAAAGTCACTACCATCACCCCTTGCAACATCGGCTACGACCATATATGTTTTACTATAGTTTGCCTGTTCCCAAATCCAACAATTTCCATCGAATCCTCTTGTTTCTTGTGGATCCATTTGATGAGTATCTGAATACCATTCTATTATTGTGGGGTCTACTACATTGTGTCCTGAAGAAACAAAATCACAATCACATTCCTGTGCGGCCATTTTAGGGCCAAGTAGTTCATCTTGTTCATCTCTCCAATCTTTATTTCTTTCAGGATGTACAGACCAATGTAGTCTTATAGTATTAAAGTTATTTGTGCCTTCTTCTGCCTTTACCCATGTCTTATGAAACCAGTTTCCAACTCCATTGGGGGTAGAAAGAGCAATACATTTACCACCAGTGGCAAGTGTTTGTTGAGCAGAAGCCCATATTTCTTCAATCTTGTCAATGAATGCGGCTTCATCAATTACTAGAAGTGATAATGCTTCTGATCTACCAGCATCACCAGAACTGGAAACAGCCTTTATTTGTGAACCATTCTTAAATCTTAGACTTAATTTATTATCCTCAACAGTTGTACCCTTTAACCAGCTAGGTAGATACATATGCATTTCTCTAACCTTTGTAACCAGGTTTTTTGCTACATCCTGTTTAGTTGCAATTACAAGAACATTTTTGTCCTCATGAAAAAGCATTAGCCATAAAGAATAACCAGCAGATATTGTAGATATACCCAGCTGCCTAGACTTTAGTATTATATTATAATCATTATTTTGAAATTGTTCTAATGAACGCTCTTGAAATTTATATAGGTTAAATGGTATTCTTCCACGAGTAGGGTGTTGAATTTGGCAATACTTTTTCATAAAGTATACCGGGTCTTGAACACACTTTAGATATTCTTCTCTAATGAGCGATTTAATAGACTTTGTCTTCTTCATATATATAAATATATTTTTAGGACAATTTTATTGCTGTTTCTTACTTCTCTTTTCGAAACTTCTACCACCAAAATAGGCACCAATAACTGTAATAAGAACTAATTGTAAAAGGTCTGTCCATTTTTCCTCAACAACAAAGTTAATAGAACCTGCATCTATAAAAATCATAAGAACTGTACATACAACTAGAAATATAAGTACCATTGGTCTTACATTCTTTGATAGCCAAGAATCAGAATTCATATCTGACTTCCATCTATCTGTTATATTTTGTTCCATTTTAGTTTCATAATCAGAAACTAATTGTTTCATTTTTCTTTTTGCTTCTAGCTTTTCTTCTTTACTAGTTGTTAGATTGTCAAGTACGCCGCCAACTGATTCCACCAGTTCACCTGCTCCTCCTGAAAATAAATTTCCTAATATACTCATAACTTTTTCTCCTTGATTTTAATATTCAAATGGCGGGGTGCCATAATCTTTTGTTTGTATTCCATACCAATTACCACCATGTTTGTAGTACCACCAACCATAATTTGTATCATGGGCTACAGTAAACTTACCCTTTGGTAATGGTGAATCTTTTTTAGATGCTCTTGCAATGTATTTTAATACTGGAACACCATCGTCCCAAACCTTATCTGTTTTTCTAGCCTTTACTGTTTTTCTATTATCTGTATTTGTTACCTTGAGAAGTTTACCATGACCTTCTAGGTCGATTATAAAATTTTTCCAAGTTTTAGAACTTGCTGGTCCAGAAGAAGCCCTTACTGATTCAGTTACTTTGCCTTCTTTCCATAGAAAAGTCTGTTTTTTACCTTTCATTTTGTATATTGCTTCAACATTGAATGGTTCTATAGATTTCATTGAATTTGTAGAAAAGCATTTAGCCCAAAGGTCTTTTTCT